TTGCATAACAAAACACTTTCTTACCTTCTAGTGCAAGACCTACAGCAACATCAATCATGTTTTGTTCGGAGATACCACAATGAATAAAATTATCTTTATATCTTACACGCAAATCATCTAGAGCAGCTGCACCAAAGTCAGCACTTAAAAAATAGATATCTTTATCTGTTTCAAGAGCTTTATAAATCTCATCAATAAATCCATCACGCTGTAACATTATGCAATCTCCTTACGGCATTGTTCAATTTGTTCATCTGTCAATGGATTCCAATAATGCCAATTTGGTTTATTTTCCATCACCGAGAATCCTTTTCCTTTTGTTGTCTTTGCAAAAACAATTCTTGGCATATCTTTATCTTCATGTGAGTAAGATTCAAGTGCGTGTAATCGTTCTTCAATCTGTTCACAGTTGTGGCCATCAACTTCAGCAGTAACGAAGCCCCATCCGCTGAGTTTATCTTTAATTGAGTTTAATGCAAGGCAATCATCAGTACCGCCAAGAATAATTAGTGAGTTGATATCAATAAAAATAGTAAGGTTGTCTAGCTTGTTATGTGCAGCAAACAACAAACCTTCCCATGTTGAGCCTTCATACAGTTCGCCTTCACTAATTACAACAAATACTTTTTTAGAAATACCACTTCGTTTATATGATAATGCCATGCCAGCACCAACACCAATGCCATGTCCCAAAGAACCTGAAGTGGCATCAATTCCTGGAATTGTTGTGTTACCAAATATTCGCAAACACGATTCCGATTTACCCCAATTGTCCCAATCTTTTTGGTCAATTACACCAAACTTAGTAAGAATAGGATAAAGAGCAACAGTTGCATGGCCTTTACTAATAATTACTTTATCAATGAATTGTTTTTTTTCTTCATCAAAACGGACAAAACCACCATGATATAATGTGGTTACAATATCCAACATTGAAAAAGTTGAGCCAGGATGCCCTTGTGCTGTTTCTACAAACTTCTCAAAGAGCTGGCTACGATAGCCCTTTGCAATTTCAGTTAAAGTCATCATTCTAAATCTCCAAGTAATTTTCTTTTCAGTTTAATTTTTGCCATATCTTCTAAATTTAATCGTGATTGTGAACCAAACTTAGACTCAACCAAATTCAAATAAGTTGGATTAGAAAAGTATTCATGCCACTTATCATCACGAAACTTTAACACTTCAGCACCAGTTAATGTTTTAGTTCTAAGTGGTTTACAATCGTATGATAGAAAGGCATATTCTTCAAATTTTTGTGGCATATCCCATCCTTCTTTACGAGCAAACAGATGTAATGGACTGCCAGGTAATGCCATAGCGGCATAAAAATTAGCGTGTTCACAATTTAATTCTTTTGCAAGGTCAAATGTTTCTTGCATTGTTTCGTATGTATCATCAGGAAATCCAAACATATAGTTTCCAAGAATGTTGATATCAGCAGCTTTAACATCAGCAACTACTTGGCGAATATCAACATCTTCAAATTTACCTTTATCAATCTCTAAGCGAACATTTTGATTTCCAGCTTCAATACCAAGGCATAACCAATTGACACCTGCTTCTTTGAATAGTTGTAATTGGTCTTTGCGAACAGAATCAATACGAGCATAAGCCCAAAAGTTAAATTTCATGCCACGGTCAATGAGACCTTGTAGAATAGGTTGATAATATTTTCTATTCAGAAAGAACATTTCATCTGTAATGCGGACAGTTCTTACACCGCTTTCCCAAAGATATTCAAATTGTTTTAACATTAATTCGGGAGACCAAAATCTCATACCTTTACTGTCAGATGAAACTGTATCTTCATCATGTGAGGTGCGATTGACCACATTAATCATACAGAAGTTACAACTGAACGAGCAACCTAGTGATGTGTATACCGCTGCAAATGGTGTTCGGTTATCATGTGAAAAATTGGAGTGCCAAAAGTGAGCACGATACTTGTCCAGTAAATAATTATCTTTAGGTAATAAGTCCCATGCATAACCAGGCATCATCGTATCCATATCGGCTGTTTTTACAATACGACCTGGTGCGGATGGTCTTGGTAAGCCAGCCTTCTTATACCAAATGCCTGGAACTTTGTCTAGTTCATCTTCAAGGTTTGTTTGCAGCAAATCTATTAGTGCATAAACACCTTCATTAATGAAAGCAAAATCAACATAAGAATATTGGATGACTTCATGCGGTAAAGAAGAAGGATGAGAACCAATAAAGGCAATCTTTAGATTAGGATGGCTAAGGCGGAGTTGCTTAGCAAGAGTGCTGGCACCAATCATCATGGTAGTACCAGAGTTTGGATTCTGCCCATAAAGGACAAATACGACTAGTTTTGGTTTAGTCTTTGCAATTTCTTCGGCAGCTAGTTCATCCGACATAGGCACGGCATCAAAGTCCAGAATGACTGGATCGTGTCCCTTTGCACGAACGGCCTGAGCGAGTAGTGCTGCCCATGTTGGCATTTCTATTGCTGAGTAAGTGTTAGCTAAGTCTTGGTAAGCTTTAGCTGCGCTACTTGGTACTACAAAACATACATTCGCCATAACAACCTCAATTAATAATAATTATCCATTATAACATAAATTATACAAAAAGCACCACTACTGCTTCATCTTTGCCTTAAATAAACCTTGACAAAGCGCTTGACAAGTGTTAAAGTAGCGGTGTTCCGTTTTCAGATTAGTGTAGTAACCGCTTCTTAGTATCCATACCTTCACTACGGAACTCATCATAATCTTCCATCATTTCTTGTTCTTCCATTTCAAATTCGGACATTTCATTAAACTCTCCTGAAATATCATTCAATGAAGTCATTTCTTCCTGAAGCCTATCTTCTTCAACTTCTTTCACAGTATTGGTATAGTATTCAATGATATCTGCCTTAGGTTGGAAGATAGAAAGAATATCTTGGTTGTATATCCATGCTGTATTCTCAGTAACAAGCTCAAGTGGTAGCCATGGGCTCATCATCATTACAGCACGACCTGTTGGCATTCTTTTGAATACCAGACACATAGGATTGGTTAACAATACCGTGTTGTCATCGTCTTTAGATTGGTAGTCCGCAATAACATCATCACCATTTTGTAGCCTTACTATTTTTATATTATCCATTTGGTAACTTTATGTTATAAAACTTGTAGTTAAACTTCTCAGAATCATATAGTTTAACACGCTCAATAAAATGTTTAAGCGTGTAGTTGGTAAATTTACCTATACGAAAATCGTCAGAGATATCAAATAAAGTTGCTTCAGATTTATTATCACCTATTCTTAATCCACGCCCAATTGATTGTAGATTTCTTATCCTAGACTTGCTAGGACTTGCAAAGATGATATTATGTAAATTTCTAATGTTAATGCCAGTAGAAAAAGTACCATAACTAGCAACGATAATAGCATCTTTTTCTTTTTCCGTAATAGCACGGATAGATTCACGAACTTCAACATCTGTTCCTCCATAAACAAAGAACACTTGTCGTTTCTTTGCTTGAGCTTTAATTATAGAATGTAAATCTCTACCATGTTTCTCTACAAACTGAAACAATATTAAAGAATTACCTTCTAATGAAAGTGCCAAATTTTTAATAAACTCATTTCTAGCAGCATTCATAACTATATATTCAACTTCGGAATTGTAGTTCCAATCACGAGCCATTTTACAAACATCATCCGAATATTTTAATATAAGGCATTTGATTTTGAAATCAGCTAGCTGGCCTTTATCAATTAACTCCGAGGTAGAAGTGGCTTTGAATACAGGACCAAATAGACCTTCTAATACAAGGCGGTGTGTTTGTGTTCCATCTAAAGTGCCCGTGCATCCTATCCTATATTTAGAATTGGTGCAACCTGATAGAATAGTTGTCAACGATTTGGCTTTGAATTGGTGTGCTTCGTCACCTAATACAAAATCATATTGTTCAAAATATTCTGCTGGATTTTTATAGATTGATTGCCAAGTTGTAATTGTTAAAAACTTATTCGTTACTTTATCTTTACCTGCATACTGCCTATGACAATACTTTTCAGAATCATATCCATACGATTCAAAGTCAGTATACATTTGTTCTACTAGACTAGTGGTTGGGACAATAAGTAGACCTTTCTTATGGCCAGCATCTTGTATCTGTCTAAGTATTAAATATAGTATTAATGATTTACCTGATGCGGTTGGAGATAACAGTAGTATGCGTTTATTTCTTATAGCATGAACAAAAGAATTTAACTGATAATCTCTTACTTCATGCGGCAGATTAAGTGTTTCAATAAACCTTTTAGCTTCAGCCACAGAGAAGTTTTCAGTAGTAGATATTTCAGAATCAATTTCAATCGTATAGTTTCGTTCTTCACAAAACTTTTGGATGTAAGGAACTAAACCATGATATATTCCCATGGTTTGTAAATTTAATAATCTTATCTTTCCATCCCAAAATTTTGATTTATATGCTGGAACAAATTGATATCCTGGCACAAAAAAACAAAAGTAATCTGAAAGTTCTTGAGCTATATTTCTTTCACAATGAACACGAATGTATGCTTCATTAACTTTTTCTAATCTAATATCAGTCATTAAATCCCTTGAATGAATCTTTCCCATTGGATAAAGTCACGCAGTTGATATGTCCTACTATTAAGTTCTTTAAGAATACTTTGACAGGCATCTACAATCTCATCATGGATCATTTTTGAAGCTATCAATCTATTCAAATCTTCATCACTATCAAAGTAAGTGTTGATTTCAGATTTCAATACAAAAGGGAATGGTTCCCATCCATGTTGTTTAAGGGTGTCATCATCAAGTTTACCTGTGTAGTATTCCCATTTGATTCGTTTAATTTTACTATATTTGAATTCAGCTTCTTTTGCCAGCAAGCGGTGCCGAGAAAGTATATTCAAATATTTACTGTGTAGTTGTGGAATGTTTGTGAGTTCTTTGCCAGGTTCTGTTCTATCAATAACAGAATCTTTTGCCCACATTTCTAATAATTCTTCAAGTTTATTCATACCAAAGCCTCCTTATAGGAGTATACATTAATTACAAAGGATTGTCAAGCAGACTAAAACAGTTTTACCACATCATAAAATTCATACCGAAATGTGGCATCGGCAGTAATGATTGTATCTGGTGATTCATTAGTGGAGATTACAAAAGTGGAAAGTGTAACGGGGAAAGCATTCTTAAATTTGAATGAGTATATTGGAATATTTGAAGAAGATAATAAAGTTAATGTAGCATCAGAGAATTGTGGGAATGAATCTTTCTGTGAATTCGCATAGTTGTTTAATTTATCAAGTTGTTTGTATTCTTTGAAATCCGTTGGAAAAGTCATAGCACGAATCCAATCATGTATCTCAAGCCATGCTTTTAATTCTTCATCAACAATAAAAGTCACATTCAATATATCATAAATTGCTTTTTCGCCAGGGGAATAGATGTCAACAAATGGAGTAGACCTAATAATCTCAGACATTGAAATGCCAGGCACACTTACAGTTTGGCAAAAATATTGAATATTAGGTACTCGTCCAAAATTTAACTGAAACTTATTTGGATGAAGAAAGTTTGGATTAGCTGGATTTCTATTGATTGCTGTCATTTAATATATTCTCTTAGGTCCATCATCTTCTCTCGTTCAATTAAAGTAATGATATCCGATGTTAAATCAATCTCTTTTTTAATGAAAAACATTTTAATTCTAAGTTCTTCTAATTGTTTATTATAGAAGTCAAGTTCTACCTTTTTACGAGCCCTAAGGTCAACTAAATCGTTTATTAGTATGATATTACTCATAGTGGTATTTAGTAGATAAAAAAAGAGGGACTATAAAGTCCCTCTTTCAAGTTTAGTGTTTTTATGTTATTATTTTTATATACACTATTTGTAAAGCTTTTATTACATGATGTTGGCAATCTTAATAGCACGATAGTAAAAATTGCTATTTGGTACAACGCCACCAAGACCTTGTGTAGTGCCTTGTGCAAACGGATTTGCAACGAGACCGTAACGAGTCTTGAAACCAATTTTTGGTTGGAATGTACCTGTGTCAACTGCACGAACCATTTGTAATGGAACGTATGGGCAGTAGAACAAGCCAGCGTCATAAGCATTTGAACCTTTGTAACCAACAACTGCAAACTCACTTGTAGATGAAGTTGGGAAGTATGGGTCAATATAAACCTTGATACGACCAAACATTGTACCAGCGAATGTGCTGCCAGTATCGTCAACTGTTAAGTTTGTTTGTGATTGTAAAGCAGAGTTATAATCTAACAAGCCAGCCATTGCAAATGCAGAAGCAACATCAGACGAGCAGATTAAAACATTACCTTTGCCTCTACGAGTAGTTTTGGCAATTGCGTTAGCTTCACGCTCTAATTGGAATGCTAAACCTTTAATTTTCTCAACCATCCAACGACCGTTTGAATCGGTGTCAAGGTCAAAAGTACCAACAGTAGTTGTACCAACCTGAGCGCCTACTTTAGCAGTAGAATAGATTGTGCGAATAACTTCACGGTTAATTTCAGCAAGAATTTCGCTGGAAAGAATGTTAGCTAATTCTGTTTCAGCGTCAAGACCATGAACAGCTTTTAAGTCTTGTGCTAATTCAAGAGAGTATTCAGCTTTCAGAGCACGTGTGCGAGCTGTAACTGTAACTTTCTCAATAGAGAATGCCATTTCTTGGAATGTATTAGCAGCATTACCATCACCAAAAGCTTCGCCACGACCTGTAGTCGTTGAAGTAGCTAAAGAAGCGTGAACTGTGTTAGCGAATACGTTACCTGTTGTGCTTGTGTTAGATTGCAAAGCCAAAGTCATATCTGTGGCAGAAGCTGTACCAGAGAATGTGGTATTTGCTTCGTTGTAGAAAGCTTCTGTGCCTGATTGGTTTGCATACTTGGTACGCATAGCAAAAATCAAACCTGTTGGGCCTGTCATTGGTTGAACACCAGCGATGTCATAAGCAATTAAGTTTGGTAAGCTACGGCGAACTAAACTGATAAGGATTGGATCAAAACCGGCTACAGGGCCTGCAGCAGCGGCACCGCCACCAAAACCACCGGTGTCAGCAAAGTTTGTTGGGCTGGTTTCGTGAAGAATTTGGCCAGACTTAACCATTTCGTTAGCCTGATTCTCAAGAATTACAGCTGTTACAGCACGTTTGTATGGGTCTGTAATCTTGGCCATATCTGGATGATCCAGAACGCCTGCCCATTTAGTTTGTAATTGTTCGGACAAATACATAGAGTTATCTCCTATTGGATATTAAAATTTGTTTGTTTTAGTTATTGCTTTAGCAACTGCAGCAACGAGTGGGTCAGCAGGAACTGCCGCCTTTTCGGAACCATCAGTTACTTCTTCTTGAAGTTGCTTTTCGCTGGCTTTGATAACACCAGATGGAAAATAGTTCTCACGGATTGTTTCAAGTTTCTCTTTGTATTCGTCCGCTGTGGAGAATTCAACACTCTCTGCGAGTGATTTGATTTTTTCAACTTGTGTAACAATGAGACCTTCTGTAACTTCATGGATGATTTCATTTTTGCGGGATTCAACTAATGCTTTAGCATAGCTAACACCACGCTCAATTTCTTCATTAAGTTTGCTTTCAAGTTCTTCAACTTTACCAGCAAGTTCCTCAACGAGGTCAACTTTTTCAGCAGGAACATCAATGTAATGTTCTGCAAATAGATTACGCAAGCCAGCAATAAAGTCTTCCGTAATTTCTGCACGGAGTCCTGTTTCAATAGCAATTTGATTTTCTTCCATCCATTGCTCAACAATGTAAGAAAGGTAGTCATCAACTTTGGTTGTTAAATCTTCTTTGATAGATTCAACAGCTTCTTCAAGCATACCAGCGTAATGTGTTTCAATTTCTTCTTCAATTTGTGCTACACGGTCTTCGACACGAGCTTCAAAAATTGTAGAAACTTTAGATTTGAATTCTTCAGAAATAGTTTGGTCATCAGCAAACAAGGCATCAACATCTTCCTTCATTTTAGCTTTCCATTCTACTTGTGTTTCAGCTTGAGTTTCAGCAATAACTTCTTCTTCTTGCTCTTGCTCATCTTCTTCTTTGTTCAATTTTAATTGAGTATCAGGAGAAGCAGCTGATGGTTTTGTTGTTGGCGCTGTAGCTGATTTAGCAGCTTTGGTAGCGTCAATTTTAGCGCTATCGTCTGTTGGCTTATAGTTGTTATACTTTGGGCCACCTAAATCAACGATTTCAGCGTCTAAGTGTTGTGGAGGCATAGCTGGTGCGGCACTCTTGCTTCCTGCAAGAATTTCTGCTGCTGCCTCGAATAGTTTATTTGATGCCATTAGGAATCTCCTTATGATT